CTTAATGGCTGGGCCTGGAGACTACGATGGGGTAATCGTGAAACGGGGACCGGGTATAAACGTAAATATGAAAAAAAGAAATTTAATAACAACGGACCTACATAAAACGAAATATCGTAATCGTGTTGTCCCTAACAAAAAGAAAAAAGAAGAATTGAAAAGATTAAAAAGATTCTATATTTTGGAATACTTAAGATGAGTGAAGAGATAGAACAGTTATTATTATTTCCAGAAATGGATCCTTTTAAAACAAAGATAAAAGGAATTGATTACATAGACCTATCTCAAATAGAAACACCCAATCAAAGACAATCTGAATATTCTTTATTACCCAAAGGAAGATTTTTTTTATTTAAAAGTGGTGGGACCAATCAATATCTACCTAAACTTGGTAACTCTTTTCCATATGTTCAAAACATGGAAACTAAAAAAATTTTATCAATGAGGGTTACTGAACACGTTGGTTATCCAAAAGTAAGTATTACCTTAAATGCTAAAGATGGTTTTAATCAACAGAAAGGTTTCTACATTAGAATGCATAGAGTGGTTGCTGAAGCCTTTATTGTTAATGACATGCCAAGTAAAAAAATTTTCGTAGATCATAAAAATAAAAATATTTTAGATTATAGAGTTACTAATTTAAGATGGTGTACACCTAAACAAAATGCTGATGGCACTGTACGATCTAGACAATTAAATTTTATAGAACAAGCTAGAATGGAAAAATATGAAGCCTGATTATATCTATCTTGCTGGATTATTTGATGGTGAAGGAAGTGTTTATTATAAACAATTAAAAAAAATAAAACATAAACTGCCAGGTCAACCTGTACATACAATTTGGTATATTAGAATGGAAATAGCTATGACAGATTATGCTGTTGTTAAATGGGTATATGATATGGCGAAAGTTGGTTTTTTTGGTGAAAAAAAAGTAAGGGAAGGATTTAAAAGGCAATGGCGTTGGCGTGCTTCTAGTCGCCAAGCATTGAGCGTGGCCCGTGAAATTATACCTTATTGCATAGTAAAAAAAGATAAGTTACAACAAATAATAGATCATTATGAAAAAGCTAGAAAAGTTTAATTATCCTGGTTGTAGTAGGGAAACGATAGAAGGTAAAAGACATTACTCTGTTGGTGAAGAAAAATTACCAAGTGTTACAACAATACTGCAAGCAACACAATCTGCTGAGAAAAGACAATCTTTAGAAAGATGGAAACAAAGGGTTGGCGCACAACAAGCCGATCAAATAAAAAATTTAGCAGCTAATCGTGGTACAGCTATACACAAAATTATTGAAAAGCATATTCTTGGACAAGGATATTTGGATATGACTGAACTAGGTAATGATGCTCACAAGATGGCTAATAAGATTATAGAGCAAGGTTTATCTAAATGGGATGGTTATTATGGTACAGAAGTTACGGTACATTATCCAGGTCTCTACGCTGGCCAAAGTGACTTGATAGGTGTTCACCAGGGTGAAGATGCCATTGGGGACCAAAAACAAAGTAACAAACCTAAACAAAAGGAATGGATTGAAGATTACTTATTACAGTTAGCAGCTTATGCGATGGCCCATAATCAAGTGTATGGAACTCATATTAGAAAGGGAGTGATACATATGGTAACTCCTGATTTATACTATCAAGAATTTATTATCGAAGGTAATGAATATTTAAAATGGGAATCAAAATGGTTAAGAAGAATCGATCAATACTATAAAGGAGTGAAGTAATGTACGTAAAACATTTACAAGAATATTTAGATCAATTTACAAATGGTAAGAAAGGGAACGCTGTTTCTAATGCTACTATTTATATGGAAACCCAAGATGGACACTTGGAAGAGATTAGACGTATTGAGGTACAAGAAGCTAATTTAATTGGTATGGATTCAATTAGAGTTGTTTTAAAGTCTCAAAACAAACAAATGATTATATCACCAACCTTTAAAAAAACCTAATCAAATGACGCAGCACGATCCTTTTATAGAGAATGAAATGAAACGGCTAAATGAAATTAAATCCATGGTCGAAAAAACAAGCGGCATGGAGCGCGAAACGTGGATTAAAAAGTGGTATAAAGTTGTCAAAATTGTGGCAGATAAAATAAATGTGTTGCAAAATGGCAACAGTAGAAAATGTAAGTGTAGAACTAAAGAAAGTAGTAGAACAAAGGAAAGCACATGGAGATAGCTTACGACCTAGACCTAACTATTTATTATATTATATCAATTATAGCGTTTTTTGTAGCACTTTTGCTTATAAGGTAACAACGCCAGGCGTTGATAGCAACGTCCAGACGTTGCTAGTTGCCAAACATAAGTGGAGAATTGGGGCACTATGTTTTTTTCTGCAACAATTTTCAAAATGCGTGGTGGTGGTGGCAGGAAAAAAGTGTTGAATAGCAATGGTTATTTGATGGTGATGCCATGTCGCACTTTTAGGTCAATAAAATCAAGGGTTTTTGTACTCGACGCGCGAGGGAATTTTTTGTTTTTGAAAAAACTTAATGGCCTAAAATTTCCACTTATAGTATAAGGTCTTATGCCTAAATCCAAAAAGAAGAAACGAAGATTAGTTAAAAGCATTTCTGCACAAGATATACCTTATTCTAAATACAGGGTTGAATGGATAGATTGTGTATCTGATTCTGGCTGGGCTGATAAGACTGAATTTGAAAAGATGAAGTTGGCTTATCCTGTTAATGAAGGTTGGATATTCTCTAAAGATAAACACTCAATTAAAATGTTTGCTTCTTATGATAAGGATGAGAATGGTATTAGTTTTGGGGATCGGACGATGATTCCTCGGGCATGGATAAAGAAGATGACTCGGATTCAATAACTTCTGCGTTGGGGTCTAAGAATGTTTTATGATCGTCAATTATTTGTTTTAATCTCGACTCTAATTCTTTTTCTGACATATTATCTAAATTTTTAGTTAGGATCATCTTTTGATCTACATATAATCCACCGACCTTACCTCTTGCAACCTCTGCGTTAATTGCTGCAGCCCAGGCTCCTTTGGTCCTAGCGTCATCTCTAAGTTTAGCCAATTCTGTAACATGCTTTTCTAAAGTAATTCCATACTTCTCCTGAACTTCTGCTCTTAACTCACCAATATACTGCACAACCAATGGAAAGTATTTTGGGTTACGCATTTCTGCTGCAACCTGTCTAGACCTAGTCTTATAGCCAGCCGCATAGGCAGCTTCTGCTGGTGACATACGTCCTTCGTTATAAACATACAATTCTGCAAACTTTCTTTGCTGATCTGTTAGTTTTTTGGGTTGAGTCATATGGTTAATTTTAGTAGATATTAGGATATTTGTAAACAGGAAATTCCGGTGAAACCAGAGTCAAAATTTTGGCAATTAGTTAAGAAAAATACACCCCAGATTCAGTGGACAAGATTGGAATCTTGGGCATCGTTTGGTGTTCCAGATTTGTTGGGATACAATGATAAGTGTGGTTTTTTCATGTGTGAGTTGAAGGTTGCTAGAGGTAAAAAAATATCTTTTTCACCCCATCAAAAGATGTTTCATTTAACCAGAACGAAACGGAATTTTATCCTAGTAAAAGCAGACGCTCCCCGAGCCGTAAAACTTTATGAGTCTTCCCAGATGGAAGAATTACTAACCATGGGCCACGCTGCGCGGCCATTGGTCCAAGACGATTGGAACGCGATACAAGAAGCGTTGATCGCGGGCTTGTAGCTTGTAACTTATTAAATTATTTTTGCTTGTCGCTTGTAGCTTGAGGCTTGTAACTTGCGGCTTGTTGCTTGTAGCTTGTAACTTTAGAAGCTTGTCGCTTGTTGCTTGTAACTTGAGAAAATATTTCAGTATTCCAGGCGTGCAGGTCCTCCGGATCTATGCCCTGGAGGCTGTTGCAAAACTCTGGCGCTAGTGGTGATTTTTTAATGTTGGCCATATGCAATATTTTTTACAGTTTTATCCCAACATTGTCTACAGCTGCCGCAGGCGTTGTCCTGCTCAGGTGCTGGACAGGTTCTCATCTTACTGTCTGTAACTACCGTTGAAGTATTAGGCCAGCTCTCCGCTGCTTCCTGATCTACCATCGGCATGCTGAATCTTATCACCAGGTTATCTGGGGCCTGCTGCAGGTAAGGCTTTACCCACGCTTCGCGCGTCGGCATCCAGTGTTTGGTTTCTGGCGTTAACTTACATACTTCAAAAATTTTAAATAGATGGGCCTCGTCCTGTACGTCTCCAGAATCATGCCATCTAAAATATTTTGATTTCTTTTTGCTTATTTGAGCTGCCATAGCTCTAACCCAGCCAGGATGCTGTATAGAGTCCAGACGCTTGTATTGCGCTTCCTGTACAACCTTGAAGACATAACAGCCTTTGAGAGCGTAACAATTGTAACAAGTACTGCCTTTAACCTTCTGGAGCTTCTTACCTGTTTTGCATTCCGCAGCTGGTATACCATAGGCCCAGCCAGGCATTTTTGACGGCTTACTTAAGCTGCCAGTTATTTCTTTTGCTTCTTTTATTTTCATATTATCCTTTCTATATTTTTCTTTTAAACCTATTCTTAACACGTCGGCCTGGCATATGCAAGTTTACCGGTGCTTGTAGCTTGTAGCTTTTTGCTTGTTGCTTGTGACTTATCAAATTAAAAAATTCCTGGCAGCTCTCCACGTACCGCGGAGGCAAGTCC